CCTGCCTTTACCATGCCCCCCATGGCCTGCGCTTGTTTAAAAGTGACCCAATACGGAGTCGCATAAGCCCCCTGCATCATTGACAGCCAAAAGTGATTGACCCCCCGGTAGACAGTGCCCGACGATGGATTAAAGGGCATCCCCTCGCCCGGTTGCCCCTTTAGGCGCTTCCATGGTTTCACCCATGGAGTCGCCCCCTTTTCTAACTCTGAAATGATGCGGTCAGTGATCAGTTGTGCAATGTCGATACTCATTGTGAAGCCCCTTATTTATGGTGTAGGAATGTATAGGATAGCACGTTTAACCTATAGTTTCATCTATTTTCATTCTTTGTTACTATAGGAATCTATGTCCTATAGTTAAAATCTATTCCTATATATAGGTAGTTCTATAGCTATATCTATATATGTCCTAGCATAGAAGAACGGGGATTAGAGGGTAGATTGTCCAATCGCGCTCCCCCGAATCAATGCCCTTTCCATGCCCCTAATCGCCCCTCTATGGGGTTGGTACACGCCAGGACATGTCGAGATATTCCCCCATCCCTCGCGTCGGCATGTAGCCCGTTCTAATCGTTTTTAGTCTTGAAGTGTGCGCTTGCGTCGGCCCGATTGAATGGGACATGGCCCTCGTTTGTGCGTGCCCCACAACGCTCCCCGCCCCAAGGAATTTTTGGTTTTTCCAGACAGCCGCCAGTGCGGTTGTTTTACTTCCGCACCTGGTTGCGACCGCCCCAAGGAAAAATCCGTTTTCCTCTTCGTGTATAGTTCTGTCTAGTGTGTTTATGGAGGTTACAGATGTATGAGATAACGGATGCTGTACCGATACCTGAGCCGATTAAGAGGCATGAGTACCCTTATGGGCAGTTGCAGGTGGGTGAATCGTTTTGGGTTACTGGGGTGACTATGCAGGCGTTGTGTAACGCCAATAGGCGGCAGAGTAAGAAGTTGGGTAGGAAGTTTATTTGCAGGCGGGAGGGTGCGGGTGTAAGGATTTGGCGCGTTGAGTGATGACAGGCTTAAATGCTATGCCTGTGGTGAGGTGCATGAGACGGCTAGGATTGTTACAACCAGGGATGGTCGGGAAATGGGCAGTTATTCCCGAGAGTGGTTTATGTATAACGAGGCGGTATGGGTGTTAAAGAAGTTTAGAAGTAAGAGGACGAGGCAACAGTATTTGAGCAAGGTCAGGGAGAACAGGGGGGAGGCTGAGATGAATAAGTTGAGGGATGAGATGTTGTTGCAGTGGAAATGGAAGGAGGGGCAGGATGAAGGCAAGTGAGGTATTGCCGAGAATTACTGGGCACTGTGTGGACATGTGGCAGCACTTTCCTACCTTGCAGACCCTGGCAGCTGATTGTCAGTCGGTGGTAGAGATGGGAGTCAGGGGTGGCTGCTCTGCCTGGGCGTTGCTGGCAGGGTTGCAGGACTCGACGGCAGAGGATCGCTGGATGATCTACTTGGACATCAATGACTGCAAGAACCTTGAGTTAGAAAAGTCTGCACAAGTGTTTGGAGTAAAGATTGAGTTTATTAGGGGTGACAGCAGGCATGTAGAGGTTCCTGAGTGTGACCTGTTATTTATTGACACCCTGCACACCTATGGGCAGTTGGTGCTTGAGTTGGGACTGCACCATGGCTCTGCTAAGAAGTTCATCGTTATGCACGACGTAGAAGCCCCTTGGGGGTACAAGAATGAGGTCGATGATGGTTCTCCCAACCTGGGGTTGAAGCAAGCGGTCTATGACTTCCTGCTGGCCCACAAGGAGTGGAAGATCAAAGAGTGGTATCCCAACTGCCATGGCTTGGCTGTGCTAGAAAGGGCGTAATGCATCAATCGGCTATGGACAATGGCAGGCAATTCTTTGAAGTGTTTGCAAAACATAAAGAGTCAGGGCTGGTCATTGACATTGGTAGCCAGGATGTCAACGGCACCCTAAAGACTGTCATGCCTCAAAGGTTTAAGTATGTGGGCGTGGACTTTGAGAAGGCCAGGAACGTTGACGTAATACTGGACAACCCCTACAAGCTGCCGTTTGAAGATCAGACAGTGGACATTGTGGTGACAAGTTCCTGCCTAGAGCACTCCGAGTTCTTTTGGCTAACCTTCTTGGAAATGGTCAGGGTTACAAAGCCTGATGGCTTGATCTACCTAAACGCACCCTCTGGTGGCGAGTATCACTCCTATCCAGTCGATTGCTGGCGTTTTAGGCTTGATGCTGCCGCTGCCTTGGGTAAGTACGCCAATCAGTTCTATGGCTTTAACACTGCGCTGCTGCAAGCCTATATAGACCCCAATGGGCCATGGCATGACATGGTGGCAGTCTTCTGCAAAGACGCATCCTTTGCCCACCTCTATCCAGACAGGATTGCCACTTGAAATTTGACGTTAATCGCTTCTACACCTTTTGCCGTCATCTAAAGATTGAGTCAAAAGAGCAGGGGATGATTACGCTAGGGGAAACCCTGCTGGGTACCCAGACCTATGTCATTGACGAGGTAGCCAAAGGATTAGAAGACGACATCCACTTCTTTCTTGTCCTCAAAGGCAGGCAGCTGGGTATTACCACCATCAGTCTTGCCATGGACTTGTACTGGCACTTCTTAAACCCTGGTATGCAAGGCACACTGACAACTGACACGGAAGAGAACCGAGAGCAGTTTCGCTCCACCTTGCAGATGTACATGGATGGCCTGCCCAAGGAATACAAGATTCCCTTGATGAGCCATAACCGCAATCAGATGGTCTTAAAGAACCGCAGTCGCATGTTCTATCAAGTGGCTGGCACCCGATCTAAGGGCACTCTGGGGCGCGGTAAGGGCATCACGTTCCTGCATGGTACCGAGACATCCTCCTGGGGTGACGAGGAAGGCTTGGCCTCTCTGCTGGCCTCCCTTGCTGAAACCAACCCCCTGCGCTACTACATGTTTGAGAGCACAGCTCGTGGCTTCAATATGTGGCATGACATGTGGATAACGGCTAAGAAGGCTAGAACCCAGAAGGCAATCTTCTGCGGCTGGTGGCGCAATCAACTCTATGCTGCCGACCCAAAGAGCGACATCTACAAAATCTACTGGGATGGGAAGCTCTCGGCTGAGGAAAAAGAGTGGACGCGAGAGATCAAAAAGATATACAACTTTGAGATCAACTCCCGTCAGATGGCTTGGTGGCGTTGGAAGTTAAACGAAGGGCTAAAAGACGAGGGACTCATGTACCAAGAGTTCCCGCCCACTGAAGACTATGCCTTTGTAATGACAGGCAGTAGTTTCTTCTCCACCGCCCGATGCACTGACACTATGAAAGAAGCAAAACGCTTAGATGCAAACTATTACAGGTTCAGCATGGGCGCAAACTTCCAAGACACAGAGTTGTTGCAGTCCACTGCACGCCTTGCCACGCTTGTTATTTGGGAAGAACCCGTCGCACAGGCGTATTACGTCATTGGTGCTGACCCTGCCTATGGGTCATCCGACTGGGCTGACCGCTTCTGCATACAGGTCTACCGCTGCTATGCCGATGGCATGGATCAGGTGGCTGAGTTTTGCACCTCTGAACTCAATACTTTCCAGTTTGCATGGGTGATTTGCTACCTGGCAGGTGCCTACAAGAACTCCACCCTTAATTTGGAAGTCAATGGCCCAGGCCAAGCTGTTATCAATGAGATGAAAAACCTCAAAAGGCAGGCAACGGCTCTAGGGGGCAGGGAAGCCCGTGCTCTGCACGATGTGCTGGGCAACATGCAGCACTACCTCTGGAGGCGCAATGACACCATGGGGGGCATTTCTAACAGCATTGGCTGGGTGACGACCCATTCCTCCAAAGAGAGGATGCTGAATTACTTTAAGGATTACTTTGAGAGGAATATGCTCAAGGTCTGTAGTGTGGATTTGCTCGACGAAATGAAGGGAATTGTCCGAGATCAGGGCAGCATTGCTGCCTATGGGAGAGGTAAAGATGATCGCGTTATTGCTACAGCCCTGGCCTGTGCAGCCTTTGCAGAACAAGTCCAGCCAAGACTCATCGCCAACAGAGTCACCCGCCAGCAAAAAGAAGTCCAAGACGCAGCAGGCGATTCAGTCGAAGTTGCTCAAGTCCAAAGACAGGTCGGGAATTACCTTAAGGCGCTCGGTTTCTAAGCATGGATACGGTGCTGCCCAAAGAAGAGATAGTTAGACGCATCACGCTAATGCGTGCCAACCGCAAACGCGGCTTCTCTATGAAGGAGTTTGCCGCCTTTGCCCTGATGGACTACCGCCACATGGAATCTATTGTGCGGGACAGCAAAGACACCTTTACCGAACTGAGCCAGCGAAAGCTATCCAAAGCCCTGCTTGCCCTTGAGAATGGCGAGGCAGGCCCAAGAGTAGACATCTTGGGGCGCAAATTCGTTGGCTACCACCCCAAACCTAAACCCGTGATGAAACGCTCTACAACCATAGAGCACACCCGTGACGGGTTTAAGTTGAAGTTAGGAATCACTAACAAATATAGTTTTTCTCAACCAAGACTTGATGACTTAGGAAAAAAAAGGGGCTAGTATGAGTGTGTTAAATGACTATAAGTGTCCTGCTCATGGTTACTTTGAGAGCAGGAAGCCTGTTTGTCCACATGGATGCACGGATGTACAGGTGGTGTTTTTACAGCCTATTGGGATGATCGGTGATCGCACCAAAGGCAGTGACAAGACTCTGAACCAATTGGCATTGGACTTTAAGATGAGTGATATAAAGTCGGTCAAAGAAGGTGAGGCTCAACCGCCACGTTTTGCCAAACCACAGGCTGAAAACCCCTTTGCGCCACGTTGGGGTAGCCCTGGCGACCTTGGCGGCTTTAACCTTCGCTCAGTTGCTGGAGAATCTGTCTCTGGAATCCAGGCCGTCAAAAGCAGTAACAAACTTTCGGGGCCGCGTATTGGCAGCTATGTTGCTGACCATCAAAACCTAAAGATTGACAAATGAGAATACCTGACGACCCACTACAGCGTGAGATGTACTACATCGACATCATGGAGAAATGCATGGTGTCGATTGATGCTAGGCGCACCGAGTACGACTCCCTACGCGCCTATTACCTCTTTGGTGCTGGCCCTGAACAGGCTCCAGCCCAATACAACAAAATCTTCCCGCATATCGACCAACTCTCGGCCTTTATGTACGCGGCAGACTCCACGCGCTTCTCAATCAACATTGGTGCATCGCAACCAGACTATTATCAACAAATGGTGCCTGCGCTCACCAAAGGGCTGTATGACTACTGGCTCAATTCCAATGCCGATCAGGTATTCGATCAAGCCTTGAACTGGTCATTCTGCTACAACAGCACTTTTGTCAAACCCGTTTGGCGAAATGGCATCCACCCGTACATGGTGGAACCCTCCGTCATGGGCGTGCTGCGGGAAGACATCCCGTACACGGATCGGCAAGAAGCCATGGTGCAGGTCTACTACATGACCAAGAGCGAATTGCTCTCCAGGCTCTACAGCCATCCAAAAAGAGATGAATTGGTGCGTCGCATCACGTTTTCTGAGCAAGAAACCCGTTCAGACGCACAAGGCATTGACCGAGTAATCACTTCGGCAACCAATCCGACCATCTACGGCAACATTAACCTCAACCTTGCTGGCATTAACCGCTATGTGCCCATGCTGGCTGAGGAAACGGTCAAGATGCGTGAGTTGTGGGTATACGATGACTCTATTGGCGACTACATGTGCGTGACCATCGCTGATCCTGACGTTGTGATCTATGACCGCCCTGCCGAGAGCATGTTCCTTAAGGGTGAGGTACCCTTTGTGCAGATTGCACCTAACCCGCAGTACGACTACTACTGGGGGCAATCAGAGGTTCAAAGATTGATCTTCTTGCAGGACATGAGGAACAAGAGAACCACTCAAATCCTTGAGTTGCTGGATAAACAGGTCAATCCTCCCACCGCTTTGATGGGATTTAACGGAATTTTGGACGAGAAAACCTTTGCTTTGCAGCGTGCATCAGGGCTTCTAGCCACTGATATGCCCAATGCCAAGGTCGAACAATTCTCTCCAGACATCCCAAATGACATCTTTCGTGAGATTGCCGAGATCGATGCTATGTTCGCAGAGGCTTCAGGCATCGTTTCCGTTCTGCAAGGCCGGGGTGAAAGTGGCGTTAGAAGTGCTGGACACGCCTCTCAACTGGCTCGACTTGGCTCATCTCGCGCTAAAAAACGTGCTTTGGTCGTCGAAAGTGCCCTTGAAAAGCTGGCAACCCTGTATTTAAAGATCATGCGGGTCTACGACGACACGGTTTACACCGACCTCAAGGGCAACAAGTTTATCGCAAAGCAGTTCACAGACGACTTTACGGTGAAAGTAGACGCTCACTCTAACAGCCCAATCTTCATGGAAGACCAGCGCGAGTTGGCATTTAGCCTTTACCAGGCTGGAACCATCAGCAAAGAGCGCCTTATTGAGATGCTTGACCCCCCGATGCGTCAATTGCTGCTGGAAGACCTCAAGAAACAGACCGCAAACGTGCAGGAAACCCCGTCGGCACCTGCAATTCCGCAAACTGGCGAGTCTCAGGCGTTACCTGGCCCCGCCTTACCCGCAGAAGGAGCATAAAATGGCTATGAATCAACCCGAAGGCAACATCCGTGGTGGCGATCAGCCTCGCATGACTGAGAGCCAACTTAAGAGCGAAGATAAGGGTATGGGGCGTATTACATACACCCGTCAGGCACAAAGAGGTAACATGCCGAAATCCAGTTACGGGCGATACACCCGTAAATGAGAAGTGGGGAAAATGTTAGCACCTACTTTTTTTTGGTTGACACGATAGTTTTGTTGTATTGACAATCCGAACATCATAGGAACAGGACTAGACATGGCTGTTTCAAACAAGCAGATGATGGACATGCTCAAGAAAGAACAGGGCATGGCTATGGAAGACCAACCGACACCGCCACCTTCTGAGCAAGGTGCCGATACCGCCCCAATGCCCAGCCCCATGAGCACGCCTGAACCGCAGGCTGGCAACATGGAACAGGCTCGACTCAACGTGATGATGGCTCTTGACATGCTCCAGGCTGCTTTGCAGACCTTTGGGATGCAGTCGGAAGAGGGTATGGCACTGCAAGACGTAGTGAGCAAGATCACTTCTAAGTTTGGTGAGCG